AAATTTAGCAATAGAAAAAGGCATGATGATTGCCAAGGCTGAATTGGCTGATATAATTAAAGGCGAAATGAATAAATCGTCTAAACAATTTATCACCGAATTAGGTAAAACTAATCAAAAAACTACTGTGTCTGAGGTTGAGTTGACAATTATCAACATGATTAAAGAAACACCAGTAAGAGGTTATGAAATCTTTGCTAAAGATATCGCAATAACAAAAGAAGGTTATTACAGAGCGTGGATTGGTTTAAGATTACCAATGGGTGAATATAATAAAATGTATAACTTTACAATTGCTGAAGCAGTTGATGCATATAATGTTAAAGAAAAAGCAAACATTGCTTATGAAAACTTAATAGGTAAAAATGATGGAAATAGTACTATACAGTAAATTAAACTGTCAATTTTGTAATAAGGCCAAACATATGATTAAATCACTTGGCCTTAAATACACAGAAAAAAAGATGGAAGATTTTGAATCACCACAGGCGATGTTAGAAGACATAGGTAAACCTGTAAGAACTATGCCACAAATTAAAATTGATGATAAATTAATTGGTGGTTATAATCAATTAATAGAATATTTTATGGTAAAAGGTAGAGTAAACTTTAAAGGTGAAATTATTAGTGAGTAAAGATAACGGGAATGTTATAATGTTTCCTACAAATAAAATTGTAAGAAAGACTAAAATTAGTCCTCCAAAAGACGAGAAGTTGTTAAAAAAATTGAAAGATCAACAAACAAAACAATTTGTAGAAACTTCAGTTGATGATATTAGTATGGGATTATTAAGACAGTTTTATGATATGGCTATTAAAACAGGTAATCATAACTTTACAAAAGACTTTGCTTTGTTAGTTGATGTTATGAGAGGGTTAATATATAGAGATTTTGGTATTAAACACCCAGCTCAAATGTTATCGGATAAGTTAGTAGAGTTAAAAGTTACTAAAGATGCCACACAATCAGCAAGAATTGATTATATGAAAATATTAGAAGCAAAACATAAGGTCCATAATCCTTTAAGTAAAGAACTTAAAGAAGAATTAAAAGAGTTCAAAGATCAAGCTGACAGCTTGTTTGAAGGAGACGACATAAATGATTAAACAAAATTCCCAAGGAATCGCCTTTGCAGGTTGTAAAATAGTTTTATTAACACAAATAAACAAAGGAAATATATAATATGTTTAAAACATTAAAAAACCTATTTGGTAAAGATGAGTTAGTGAAAGTAGAAGTAGCTAAAAGAACTGTAGTGGAAACTAGAGGCAGAAAATCTTTGTCAAAAAAACAAAAACTGTTAAACCTTTTATTAAAAGGTAACAATGTTGCTTGGACATCTATTCAAAAACAATTTGATTTAGAGTCTCCAAGATCAATGATTGACACTTTAAGAGCTGAAGGTCATATGATTTATGGCAATAGAGTAAGTGGTAAAAAATTCTACAGAATGGGAACTCCAACAAGAGCTATCATTGCTGCTGGTATTCAAGCGTTATACGGAACTAAATTCAAGTATGACAACCACACGGTTTCTGTAAAGAAATCTGATCTTATTGCACTTGACGCATAAACAATCTATCGAGGTGGGGGGTTTATCTCCCCATCTTGGCTTTTCCAAATGACATTTACAGATGGATTATTACTTGGTATTATTGGTTTGTTAGTCACAGTAACACTTGCTATGATTGCACTCATACTAGGTTCAAACCACATTAAAAGTATTGAAACGGAAAAACAAGAAGAAATTAGAAAAAAAAAATTTACCATATGATTTTAAAAAATGATTGATAAACTAATAATAGATCAAATAGAACAACAAACTGTAGACAACAATGTTGCTGTTTTGTTATCTGGCGGTGTAGATAGTTTATCTGTTGCTTTTGCTGCTCATAGAATGGGTAAAAAGATAACTGCATATACATTTCATTTACAAGATCAGCCCTCATATGACGCTACAAAGGCCGCTGAAGTGGCAAAACTAATGGGTTGGGACTATAATATCATAGTAGTACCTACAAACAATTTACAAAAAGATTTTCAAAGATTAGTAAAAGAAGTAAGATGTAAAAAGAAAACACATTTTGAATGCTGTTTTCCTTTTCTATACGTCTATCCAGAAATACAAGAACAGGTAGTATTAAGTGGTTGGGCAGCTGATGGTTATTATGGTATATCTAAAAAGGCCATGATACATTATGGTCCAGGTAAATCAAAAGAAAAATTTGATGAGTTTAGAGATAATTACTTTGATATAAACAATCAAGCAGGGTATCTATGGCATGAATTGATTGCTAGAAACAATAAGAAACAACTTATTACACCATATCTATCATTAACTGTCAAGGATTTCTTTTATAATATGACATGGGAAGAAGTAAACAAACCATTTCAAAAACATCATGTAGTTACAGCATTTGAAGAATTTAAAAAATTTAAATTTAAGAAACATATCAATTTACAGTTAGGCGCTGGTGTGGACAAATTATTTGAAACCCTAATTGATGATAAATTTATTAATTTTAAATTTAGAAAACGAGTAATGGACATATGTAGAGATTGGTCTAAAATGTCAGACTCGATAGGAACTTTGGATAACTAATGCCAGGAATATACATAACACAACCAATGAGAGAAATGAATAACATAATCAAGGTTGGAACCGTGACAGATAGAGATTCAGCTGATGGTAGATTACAGAGTTTATGGGACAAACATTATTATCCTTTAAGTATCAAAGACATTAGAAAACAAAAAGTAATTCCAGTAAAAAAAGGTCATCCATCATATAAAATCTTAAATAAAAAATGTAGAGATTTTGAAAAAATGGTTAAAAACTTTTTTGTAGATAAGAAGGTTAAAGTAATGAATGATGCTCATTTAAGAATTGTAAACATGAACAATGAAACAGTAGGTCACTATGATAGAACAATCTTAAACAATGGTGGTTCTGATTTTTTATTACTAAATGAAAAAGAACTTAAAAAGTTAGATATATTATTTGACCATACAGCAGGGGAGTTAGAAAAATACTTATGATATTAGTAGATTTAAACCAAGTATTAATTTCAAACTTAATGGCTCAAACACGAGGCATGGTAGATGAACTACCTGATAAATCTATGCTTAGACATATGGTACTAAACTCATTACGAGGATACAATCTAAAGTTTAAACACGAGTATGGTACGATCATACTATGTGCTGACGGCGCTAATCCTTGGCGTAGAGGTATATTCCCTAACTATAAACACTCCAGACGAAAAGGTAGAGAAGAAGATACAAAAGATTGGTCAAGCCTGTTTAAAATGATTGGAGAGATCAGAGAAGAACTTGCTCAAAACTTCCCATACATAACTTTACACATAGACGGTGTAGAAGCTGACGATATAATCGCTGTACTTGTCAAAGAAAATTATACTAAAGAAAAAATAATGATTGTTTCTGGTGATAAAGATTTTATACAACTACACAAATATGAAGGTGTAAAACAATATGCGCCTATACAAAAAAAGTTTGTAGAAGACCCGGATCCAGTTAAATTCTTACATGAGCAGATTATTAAGGGTGATAGATCAGATGGTGTACCAAACATATTAAGTGCTGATAACGTATTCTTAATAAAAGAAAAACAAAGACCCATAAATAAGAAAAGACTAGCGGAATGGGCAGACATTGAGAACATACCACTAGGTTCAGAAACTAAAAAGTATTATGAACGAAATAAGAAACTAATAGACTTGGGTGAAATTCCAGGTCATATATATAGTGATATAAAAACTAAATATGATAACTATAAAGTAAATAATAGGACGCTGTTATTAACGTACTTTATAGAAAACAAACTAAAGACATTAATTGAAAATATAAATGACTTTTAATAACATGCATGGAGAAATATAATGGCTGAAATAAAACAAAATCCACATCTCATTTCTAAAAGAGCTATGGAAAATATGAGTTCAACTAGAGGTTCACAACAACTTTTAGTAAGTGAAATCTTTTTAAAGATAAATAACGCAAAAGATAAACCAAAGAAGATAGAAATTTTGAAGCAGTACAATACCGCTGCAATAAAACAACTATTGAAAGGTTGCTTTGATCCTAACATAGAATGGGATTTACCAGAAGGAACACCACCCTTTATTGAAAATGAGGCGCCAGAAGGAACAGAACACTCTATTTTAATGAACGAGTATAAAAGATTATGGCGTTTTGTTAAAGGAGCTGATACTTCAACTAATAAACTACAAAAAGAAACTATGTTTATTCAGATGTTAGAAGGCTTATCTTCACAAGAAGCAAAGGTTTTAATAGATGTTAAGAACAAATGTTTAAATAAAACTTACAAAGGGTTGACTGCAGATATGGTTAAAGAAGCCTTTGGTTGGAATGAACAATTTATCACTCCAACAGTTATAGAAACTGCCGGAATATAACGAATCGAACTAAAACAAGGGGTGTGACATTCTGTTCACCCTTTGTTCCCTCCAAAATCATTGAGTTTTCTACGATTTTAACGCAAAATACTTGTTGACTTTCAGTCTATTATGGTGTATTATATAAATATGAAAGAGAGGATATTATGAATAAGTTTTTGATAACACTAACAATAGTTTTAGCTACATTATGGATTGGTCTAACAAGTTTTATGAACTCTGTTATGGCTGACGAGTACAACGAGGCTGTAATTGGTCATGTTATACAATCTAAGGTAAATGGTATCAATGTTGATACTAGTAAACTATTAGAATATGAAATGCAGAAGTTGGCACATACATTTGCCATTGAATCGCTTACCTTACTACAAGCGTATTTACCTGCAATCTTGGATGCTATATCCACCGATTTGAGATTACAAGCTGACTTACAATACAAATGTAAATTACTTGAAGATACTGATATAAAAGACGATTGTAAATAATATTATATTATATGTTAATAAACTCAATAAAGGAAACATTAATTACAATGAGCGATAGAATAAAAGTTAAAAAAATCTTAAAGAGGGAATTGTTAACAAGAAAAAAATATAAAACAACTTATAAAGATATTAAATATTATTTCAACCTAATCAACAAGGCTGTATTTAAAAATGTATTGTCACCTTTTAATGATATTCAAATTAAGACTATTAGAGACCCTAAAATTAAATGTATGGGTCAAGTAGTAGTTTGGGAATGGAAGAGAAAAGGAACTAGAGTCTTCTATTTAGAAATGCTACCAGAATATTATAATAAAAAAGAATTTGTGGACACTTTAGGACATGAAATGGTGCATCTATATCAAATGGCTAATGTAGGTAATACTGGTAGTCACAATAAATTATTTTATAGTTTCCGACCAAAGTTAAATGCAATTGGCCTTGAGTTATAACTGAAAGATATATTATGAATGAAGTGAGAAAAAAAAGTAAAGAGTTAGACCCCTATCTTAAAGGTCGTATAGGTGAAGCAAGAATAATACTTGAAGAACTTAGCAAACCATCTAATTTACCGGGTACATCAAAAATTTATTATACAGGTAATTTTAGAAAAGATGTATTAGATAATTACACAGAAATACAATCAGAAAAAATATTTGAATCAATGTTAAAATATAGAAATATACTTGATCTATTCCAATCTAAACTACCATCGTTTACAGATGAAGATGGTGTGGAATGGACTGGTTACGAATATATTGCAAGGGTTAGATAGTGAAAAAAATCAATTGGGACAAAGTGCTAGACAAATCGTGGAAGTGGACGAAGATCATTTTTGCAGTTGGTATTCTTTGTGTTTCAGCATACTGGTACGGTACATTTAAACCTAACAAATGGTCAACTGCTACTGTAACTGCTCAACTAGAACAGTTTTACCTAGAAAAAATTAAAGATTTAGATTTAAGAGAACCTGAATTTACTTATAATAATGATATACAATTCGTAAGAGCAATGCACAAGTGCATAGACTATATTAACTTCACAACACCTAAAGATAAGAGAGTACCTTATGAAATGGTTATAGGTCAGGCAGCGTTAGAGTCTGGTTGGGGTAAGAGTAGATTTGCAACTAAAGGTAACAACCTATTTGGTATTAGAACCTTTACTGAAACAACGCCACACTTACTACTAGTAGGTGTAGAGAAATGGCCAGGTTGGGGTGTAAGAAAGTTTAGTAGTAAATGTGATAGTGTAAAAGAATATTTTAGATTACTAAATGAACACCGTGCTTACAAAAGTTTTAGAGATAAAAGACAAGTAATGCTAGAGAATAACAAACAACTAGATTCAATTGTATTAATCAAAACTTTAGATAAGTTTTCAACTACTAAAGATTATGACCAAAGAGTTATACTAATAATTAAAAAGATCAGAAAACTGGAAACTAAATAGTAGAGTATGTTTTTATTTTTAATAACACTCATATCTGCACTTTCTATATCAATTATTGCCGCAGGATATTCCATTATAGGTCTAGCAACATTGTTTGCTGGTGCAACTATGCCTATCATTGCTATGGGTTCAGCACTAGAAGTTGGTAAACTTGTAGCGGCCAGTTGGTTATATCATAATTGGAGAGAAGACGTACCTAAACTATTAAAGACTTATCTATTCATAGCAATCATTATTTTAATCTTCATCACATCAATGGGTATCTTTGGTTTCCTATCAAAGGCACACCTAGATCAAGTTAAACCTACTTCAAGTAATAACATTAAGATTTCACTATTAAACAGTCAGATTTCACAACAACAAAAGACTATTGATCGGTCACAAAAAACTTTAGATCAATTAGATAAAGCATTAGATGTTTATATTGAGAAAGAATTTGTAACAAGAGGATTAAAAGAACGTAAGAAGCAAGAAGAAGAAAGAAACTTATTAAACACAGCAATTAATAATGCTAGTGACGAGATTAGTAGATTGACCAATGAGAAAGCTGATTTAAATTTACAACAAGATAAACTAGATGCTGAAGTAGGACCAATCAAATATGTTGCTGAACTCATTTATGGTGAGAATGCAGAGGATAATTTTGACAAAGCAGTACGAATGGTTATATTGGTATTGATATTTGTATTTGACCCACTTGCAGTACTT